TGATGTTAAAACTTTGAAAAACGTTGCAGGTAAATTAGATAAAGCATCTAAGGCACACGCAGGTCAATCTAAAAAATTAAAAAAGATAATTTCTAAATACGTCTAATGGGTTTAAAGAAAAAAGAATTAAGAACTATTGATGATCTTACTCCAAAACAAAAAATGTTTGTGGAGATAATGGTACAAGATCATGGGTCGATAACTCAGGCTGAAGCTTTAAAACGTGCAGGTTATGTTTGTAAAAATGAAAATGATTATGGTGTAATTGCCTCCAGGCTTTTATCAAGAAAACATAATCCACATGTTGCTAAATACTTTGATCAAAGATTTGATAAAGAAATCAAAAAGTATGAGAGTGATAATCTTAGAAGATATAAAAGATTTGAAAGATTAGCTGACAAAGCTGAGAAGAAAGATCAATTTGCTGCTGCTATCAATGCTGAATATAGATCAGGACAATTAGCAGGAGCTTTTGTTGATAGAAAAGAAGTTAAAGTAACAGGTCTGGAGGGAATGTCACGTGAGGAACTCGAAAACAAATTATCCGAGTTATCGGAAAAGATCGATGGCTATAATGCCAAAACCATCGAGGTTGAGTCCAAGCACGTTGAAGAAGTTGAAAACGGCTAGTTGGTCTGAGTGGATCAAAGTTTTTAACAGCGTGCACAATTCTACGATGTTCACTTCCATAGGTAATGTAAAGGTAGAAGTGAATGAGAAGAAAAAAGATTTCAATAAATAAAAGGTCTAAGAATTGGAAGGATAGATATCCTTTGGTTGAGATAGAGTGGTTTGATATTTGTTCTGACAGCTCGTGGCAAAGCATGGATAATTTATTAAAGGCTAAACTACCTGTGTGTGTTACGAAAGGCCATCTCCTGACTCAATCAAAAGGTATAACTAGAGTGTTTGGAGACTATTCTGAATCCGAAAAAGGTGAGATTGAAGAAATAGGAAATAGTACTATTATACCAAATAGTGTAATCAAAAATATTAAAAAACTGATCTAAATGCCAAGCGAAAGTAATCTCTGGAAAAAGGTAAAAAAAGGACTGACTGAATCGTTTCTAACTCGCATAGAATCTAGCACAATTAACGGTGTGCCTGATGTTCATGCTGTGCATCAAAAGGGTATTTATTGGTTAGAATTAAAATCAGATGAACTCAGTTATCCTAAGCTAAATAAATGGCAAATAGTTTGGATCAATAAGTACGTAAAAGCAGGTGGTAAAGTATTTATCTTGAAAGAGACCCTCTCGGAGAGATCCCTTAAACTTTACAAGCCGGTGTCCGTGTTCACTGATCCTCGGTCACTGGTTCCTCGTTGCTCGTTCTCGTTTCCGTTACAATGGCCACTGGTCCAGCGTAACCTTCTGGATCTCCTTCAGGAGGCAGCGTGAGCTCGGGAAGTTTCTCGTTGAGAAACCTCGCTCGTTCTCGTTCAAAGGACACTGACTGGTCCCTGCCGGAGCTGCAGCTGGTGACCCGTGCTGCAGCGTACGGAAGCTCGTTGTCGTTTCCTGCCCCATGTTTCTTTCCCTCTTTGTTAGTTTGCATGGGGCTGGTGACGGCAGCGTACTTCAGCTTCTCGTCAGGTTTGTCAAGCTAAACCCTCGTTTCTCGTTGAGAAAGGAGCTGGGATCCTGCAGCGTAAACTTCAGGACTGGATCAGGATCACCAGACACAGCTGATGAAAAGTTCTGAAGAAAAGCTCTTGACATTTGTCCCATCTTATCTTATCTAAGGTCTGCGCATTAGATGCAGCTGCAGGCAATCTAAGGATCCGCAACTAGTGCGCCAACAAAAGGAGAGCATATGAGCAAAATCAAAGAATGGCTTCGCGTTGGCGAAGCCGAAGAACGTTTTACAATTGAAGATATTTCCAAGCATGGATGCCAGGGAGGCGTGGGTGGCCTCATTTACTACTGGGAGACCACTGCATTCTATGAAGAACACAAAGAAGAGATCTGGCAGCTGTTATGGGATTACGCACAGAGTGAAGGATACAAGACTGGAGAGTACATAGGAATGGTTGCTAAAGAACCCGGATCACATGCGCAGCTCGTCAACGACCTCGTTTGGTGGGCGGTAGAGGTCCGTGCACATGAGTTACTGGACCAGGAGGCACCTGCAGCAGATGCTGGTGCGGGGGCTTGAGTGTCGTCATCGCGTGGCTCGTCTTCTTAGTGCTCTGGCCAACAGGGACGTTGGCCATCACCGGACTCCTCCTTCTCTCGCTGGCAGCTGGTCTTTAGATCTCTCTCGCTCGGTAACCACCGTGTACGGATCACCAGAAGCACAAACTTCCCTTCAGGAGCTGGGACGGCTGTGGTTTCTCTCGCTCGGTAAGGAAAAGGTGGCTAATGTTTTGCCATTCAAGAAAGGAAGCGCCAGTGCTGTCACCACAGATGGAAAAGCCACATACCTTGCATTTGTAGTTTAGAATTGTTCTAAAAGATAATTGTTGCATTGATAGATGGGATTTGATAAGAGGCAAAGGCGACTATCTTTTTTGGAAGTTTTAGATAGCACCTAAAGAAAAACTTTCAAACCATTAACTAACAAAGGAGAAGATATGGGTTTAGACCAACACGCACACCTAAGAGGCACTAAAGTCGATTGGGAAAAATACTACAACGAAGATGATTACGGAGATAAAAATAACATTTTCGTTTGGAGAAAGCACGCAAGACTACAGGAGTTTATGGCAAAGAAATGGGCAGATCAAAACCCTGCTATAAAGACTGAGGGTTTTCTTGCACATCTAGGTTTTAATGGAGATCAAGAAGCACCTTGTTATCTGACTAAGGAAGTCGTTGAAGAACTAGGCGAACAGATACAGAAAGGTTTTTCTGATTACCACGCTGAAGATGGTTTCTTTTGGGGGCAACAATTCCAAGAGGAGAGTGTGAAAGAGTACAAAGATCAAGACATCAAATTTTTAAAATTCTGTGAGCAAGCCATAAGCGAGGGCAAGGTTGTAGAATATTGGTGTAGTTGGTAATGCCAAATAATAACAAGCGAGGCGACAATGTCGCCTCGTCTCGTTCCTCGTCTCGCGTTGAGAAGAAGAACATTGTCAAGAAAGGCGAACAGCACCAGCAGGAGTTCACGCGTATGATTGAAAAAATGTTTAGTACAATAAACGCACAACTAGAGGTTGAGCCAAATGTTGATACCATTAATAATTTGCTTAATAAAAAAGATAAAAAAAAGTTAAATTAATTATTGCAATCAATATCCCACTTTGATAAGAGAGTATTGTCAAACTAACAAAAGAGGTAAAAATGACAAATGCAATAAAGAAGCTAAAGCAAGACGAAAAAAAAGTTGTACTTGCTTATGCTCAATTAAAGCTAAAGTCTAATAGACTTAATAAAGAGATAGACACAATGAAACAAAATCTTGTTGATGTGTTTAGCAGAACTAATCAAAACTTAATCATTGTCCAAGATGAGAATGGTAATAGTTTTGGAGTTCAAAAAATAAATCGTAAACGTAAGAAATTTGAAACAGCAAATTTCAAGATTGCACATAACGATTTGTTTAACAAGTTTTGTACTGAATTAGAATACCAAGAGTACAAAGCAATAGGGAGTGATGACAATGCCAAGTAATCTAATCAACATTGCCCAAACATTAGCTAATAGAGTTAGAGGAACTGAACCATCAACACAAACTAAAGTTGATACCAAGACCGAGACAAACCTTAACTATGAGTTGATGTATAAAATGCTAGAGAGCGAAGTTGAAAAGCACATTTTAGAAAATCAAGGGAATAGATGTGTTGATGAGTTTAGACAAAACATACTGACTAAATTCCAATCGCTTGTACAAATCTTAATTAAATAATAATAAACAAATCAATGGCGCTAACGCGCCATTGGTGTATCTATCGTATAGAAGGCTCTTAAATCTCAACGACCTGCAATTCCGAAACGCGTTTAGAAATTCGCGTTCAGGCGTGGGCTTTGCTGTGCAAAGAGGTTTACAAAGCAATATACATAAATATACTAGGGTCCCAAACGGTATGAATATTGAAAATCTTACAGAAGACGAATTAAAGGATCTGATTCTAAAAAAGCAATTGGAGTGGATCAAGTTATGCCAGGATAATTTTATAATTTTTGCTGAAACTGTTTGGCAAGATTTTATCTATCGTAAAACAAAGGACCCAAAAAAATATGGGCACCATCAAATTATTGCTGAAGCATTTCAAGACATAGCTGATGGAGATGCAAAGAGGCTCATCATTAATATGCCTCCTAGACATACTAAATCTGAATTTGCATCTTATCTGTTTCCTGCTTGGTATATTGGAAAGTATCCAAAGAAAAAAATTATGCAGGTATCACACAACGCTGAACTTGCATCTAGATTCGGTAGTAAGGTTCGTAACTTAATGAACACAAAAGAATATAAACAAATTTTTGGTAATGTTACTTTGAGAGAAGATAGTAAAGCAAAAGGACGTTGGGAGACCAATCATGGTGGGGAATACTTTGCAGCGGGTGTTGGCGGTTCTATCACAGGACGAGGGGCGGACTTACTTATTATCGATGATCCACATACGGAACAAGACTCAATGTCAGATTCTGCTATGGACAGAGCCTATGAATGGTATAGTTCAGGACCCAGACAGCGTTTGCAACCAGGAGGTCGTATCCTAGTTGTAATGACCCGGTGGGCGGTAGACGATCTTACTGGTCGTTTAGTGAAGGCTCAATCAGAACCAAAAGCGGACAAGTGGAACGTAATTGAGTTCCCTGCAATTTTACCAAATGATAAACCTGTATGGCCTGAATATTGGAGTAAAGA